TGCACCAGGTACACCCGTTGCACCAGGTACACCCGTTGCACCAGGTACACCCGTTGCACCAGGTACACCCGTTGCACCAGGTACACCCGTTGCACCAGGTACACCCGTTGCAACTGTAACACCTGTTGCACCGGCTAGAGACACCCGCAAGGCCAGTTCACCGGTGAGTATTGAAATGAAAGTAACGCCAAACAACGTCCCATTTGTTGGAAATGATGTAAGTGGATCTTTTACTTACTATATCAAACAAGGAACGGATGTTTTGTTCAATACCAGTCTAATGAATGTAGTGTTTTGGATTCTAACCTTGTGGTTTATTATAAGTTACACGATTGCTATTTTTGCCAAGAGAAATACATACACATATGAAGAATTGTCACAGTTGCAATACAGTCGTATAGTTGATATAATACTGATCAGTACTTTGATATTGGGAGGTGCCTATTTCTATTCAACCTTGGATGATGCGAAAAAGAATAATTTGATGGGGTTTATGTTAGAATGGACCTACGAATTTTTCAATAATCCTTGGGGATTACTTGAAGCGTTGGTATTCACATTGGTCTTTTTCACCCTTGTTTATTTATTAAAAGTACCAATGGCACACAATACACGACCGGTGCTTATACATCTGATTGAAGAAAAGGTATGGATCTTCTTTGCCATCTTCATCCTAGTTGCTTTTTTCAAGTATGTTCTCAACATACCCATTCTCGATTACTTGATGAATAATGCGCTTACACAGTCTATTATGAAATCTCCCTTGGCAGTATCCACATCAAAATCGCACTCAAATTCGCACTCAAATTCGCCGTCGCCTTCTGTTTTCACATCATTGAATAGTAATGTGTCTAGTTTGTACAAGTGGATCAAATGTTCGATTTTTACATCAGATCCAACGTGTAAGGCACCATCCGCGACGACGACTACCCCCAAACACGAATTTTCACCCAGTTCGGAAAATGCCAAGTCGTCTTCCCCTCAAGCGTATTCGGTGAATGCGCCAAGCACGATTCAAATGTATGCTAACCAATTATCTCCATCGTCCTCTCCGGGTAGCTCTCCAATTAGTTTTTCCGGGGATCAAATTGTCTATTCATCACCAAGTGTAATGTGCAAAACCGTCCCCACTCCATCACCTCTTAATGAGGTTTTCAATGTAGAAGACAATAACTACACTTATAATGAAGCACAAGAGGTATGCAAATCCTACGGTGCTCGATTGGCCACATATGATGAAGTGGAGGAAAGTTACAACAGTGGAGCCGAATGGTGTAATTATGGATGGTCAGAAGATCAAATGATTTTGTTTCCTACTCAAAAGAAAACGTGGAAATCGTTGCAGTCCAATCCCGAAACACAAAATGTTTGTGGCCGACCGGGTGTTAATGGCGGATATGTGGAAAAACCCTATTTGAAATTTGGCGCCAATTGTTATGGTATCAAACCTCCACCACCAGATGACTGGCAGCCTTTCCAGATTGATGAGACAACATCGAATCAGTCAAGTCCTTCTCCAAGCCCGAGTCCTACTTTGAAAACCGATGGATTGAACAGTTATAACGTGCAAAATTGGTCGCGATTCAAAGACAAGAAAAATACGTAAGACCTTTATTCTCCAGGCGATATATCGCCTAGAGAACTCGAAAATTTATTTGTATGCAATCGTCTTCTTACGCGTTCGACGACTGTTTTGCTTCTTTGAACGGGGTTTTTTCGAAACCGCGGAAAACAATTGGTCAAAGGCTTCTTCGGTCAGGGTCGGAATCTCGTCCACACTATCCTCGTCATCCGTGTCGTCTTTCCTAGTGGGCAGTTTCGTAGACCCCCTTTTCGATGAAACCAAACATTGATTATTGATGCATTGTTTGGATTGTTCGGAATAAGATACCAAGAGCAAAGGAATGCCTAAATCTTGGAAATGTCTGGAAGAAGATTTGATCAAAGAGGAGGATGTATTATCGACATCCACCGGATGAATCTGGTAGGTGAGAAAATTGGAATTGGATTTATAGAGTGGTGGTTGAATAGTGGAAACCATATACACTTTCATCATAAAATGTTTTATGGTTGGGTCGGTCGAAATACTAAATCATTGGACGTTTTTACAGTCCGCTGATCCTTCAAAAACTGGATCACCGTTTCTACTTGGGTGGGGTCGTGCAAAATCTTGGCCAAATGAGTTTCCAAGAAAGTAAAACTGAGTGTTTCATAGTCTTTCTTTTCCGTCATTCGAATACGGCCTTGACTCGTGGAAATTTGTTTATTCGTCATTTTCGTAGTTTCCAAGAATTGACAGATTTTTCCACAAAGGTCTGCACGTTCTTCGCGCATTTTCTTGGTCTTTTCATTGATGTATTTCAGTTGATGATCTAAAATAACCCATCGTTTGACTTGTTCCATCCATTCATTTTTCGCCAAAGAATGTTCCGATTGTGTTTGTGCATTCATTGTCCATATACTTTGGACAATGAAAAAAAGTAGAGAAACCAAGATTTTCCATTGGTAGCAAAAAACTATGTATATGGTATACAATGTCGCATAAACGGTCCAGGTCCAAGTCCAAGTCCAAATCGCCGGAGTCGAATCATCATTATGTCGTAGAACAAATCGTAGCGAGAATGAAAATGCTGTACGCCATCCAAGAATATATTCAACAGTTGAATCAACTCGCAGAACAACGTTTAGAAGATGCGACCATTCAGACCGAAATCAGCCAAGAACTACGCCGGGCAAACCTCGAGTACGCAAAAGTATACAACCATTCGATCGAAACGGCGAAGAACAAAAAAGTCGAAGAATGGATTCAAATGCACGCACCCGTCTATAGTCCTCCTGTAGATCCAGCATTGCGGTTGATCAAGACAGCGAATATGGACGAACTCGATATCCAAGATCTGCGCAAATATCTAGGAGACCAAGATATCAGTCAACCAATGACTTTGGATAACCCTCTTTCCAAACGGCGGCGTCATTCCAAAAAATCACACCGTGCAAAATCGAAAAAAACCTTGCGAAAACATAAAAAAAGGAGCTGAACGGCGTGAACTAGAGTTTGACTAAACACACCGAATTTGTATGATTCCAAATGGGAATCATCTTGGGCTGTTGCTGACCGTTCTTGTCTTGCTGAATCACATTGAAAATAGTAGACGATGATGACGATATTGCCGTCGTCATCGACATACTCCGTTTCTTGGGCGCTCGATGATCATATCCGTCAACCCGTTCTTTCAACACAATATTCCAAATGCGTTCAATTTGTGGTAGTGCCAATTGAAACCACCCTCGATTGCGTTCGACCAAGATACACGAATAGTCCTCCAAATACCAATAGAGGGTTTCATATAGGGACCAATCGCGACGTAATTCGAGCCGGGTTTTCTGTATCCAGGCATCCACCGATTCTTTAGACAAATCAATGTCCAATGGCATATAGACATAATGCGGGGCATTGTCATTATCCAAAGACTGTGAAAACGATCCAATACTGATCCGTTTGACAAAGTACAAAATGACTCCCCGATATTCCTTGGTTGATTTGTCTAAAGAATCGTCGTAAAAGGCCTCCTCGGATGGGTATTCGATGAATCGGGTTTCCAAGAAATCGCATTCGTCCAAGTCGCACGTCTCCATTTGAATTTGCATTTGAATCCAATACGCCTTGGACGGAATACCATTCATTTCGCGATTGACAATGTTTTTGATCTCGAGCATTCGACCGTACCTCTCCGAATTTGGACAAATATTGATACCATCGGGGGATGCCCCAATAAACGAATATTGGGGGTGCCGTATGCAGCCAAACTCGCCCACGGTCGTTGCAAACATATTTTCATAAATACTCTTGGAAACGGGTTCATACTTCTGACCCCAATGCATCGGACTCTGGGTATTCGTGGAAAGTCCGCGGTATTCATCCGTCGTATTGCATTTACTATAAATCAGACTGTTTTGCTCTGACTCTGTCCCAAAAACTTTCGACAAATTGCTCGCCGTAATCAAGCTGTTTCGAAAACTGTACCATTCAGGTGTCCGTTGGGCAGGCTGGGGAATCGATTGTAAATCCTCTATTTTTTTCAGCAAAACACCATTTTCCACAGTCGATGGAACGACAAGAGTTGTTTTGCGAGAACGGAGGGGTATGCCCCCGATTCCCATCTCAAAATAGTCGTCGATGATTGTCTCCATCCATTCTTCCAAATCATCGGAGTCATCGGGATGGCATAACTTGGCGTCTATCCAAACTTCGATACATTCGTCATACAAATGGCAAAACATATCTTCGTGGAATGTCGGAGACATCATTTGCAGCGCGTTTTCTTCAATGTATTCGTAGATCCATTCCAAGACCGTTTCATAAATTTCTTCGACATCATCTTCGTTTAATGTTTGAAGAAAATGCGGCTTTCCCATTGTTTTGAAATGATAGATAGATTGTCGCTTTGTATTTGTATTGTTTTGCTGATGTTTTTTTCTTTCTAAAACGAATATCTCTTGGTATACTATAATATATACTAATAGTATACAAAACAAAATGTCGTCCATCAATCCAATATCGTTTCCTTTTGGAATAGTTCCCATTGCAAATACTCGGACTTCGTCGAGACAGGTTGTTCCGACATCGCGCAGTTGGCAAATGAAAAGTGTTTTTTCGGACAATTCGACCGTTTTTTATACACCGGGTACTTTAGCTCCCGGGGGTGTGGGTACGACGCGAAATAGCCGCGCCAAGGCGAAAAAAACCTGATTTTTTACAAACATCTGCGCGTCTATATCTACTATCTTGGTATTCATTTATGCAGACCAAGATAACCATTTTTCTTATGAATCGGACAATGTAGCCAAATCTTCCTTTTCGCTTGCGCGTTTGGGCGTGAGTGACTTCAATGTAGAGACGCGTTTGCTCGACGCACGCAAAGTAAAACACTTCTTATCCACATTGAAATGCAGACACGGTATGGAGGTAATTTCGCGGTCGTCTTTGTTGTAGACAACGTCCTTTGTTTTTTGCAATTTGCCCTTGTCGAGGCAGTCTATGAAAAACGCCTTGAGTGCCTTGATTTCTTTGACAGGAAGTGCTTGTTCGCGTCCATACTTTTCGGCGAAATGTTGCAATTTTTCCATTTTCACCGTCTTGTCCAACTTGTTCCACGACTCCGTCTTGTTGTGATTCTTCTCCTTCTCCAAGAGAGAATCAATCGAGGAGTAATTGACGGTTTCGCTATTGGTGGACGTGTTTTGTGAATAATTGGCACTTCTCACAATAAAAGGCTGCTTAGTTATGGTGTCTTTTTTTGGTGGCGTAGATTCAGGAGGTGTCGGTGTCATCGCGGGAAACATATTTCTATCGTGGTGTCTTTATATTTATTCTATATTCAATGGATACGTTTATCTCCTTTTTGAGAAATATATCTAGAAAATTGATCTTCTAAATTTTGTAATAAATATTGTAAAAACAACCAAGACAATACGATGAGTCTATCATTCAATCACTACATTTGGAGATTGCCTCCATATATTGGAAAAGAAATATTCAGTTTTCTCATACCCGATTCGAGTGCGATAACATTTCGCGAATGTTATAATAATAGAGTAGATAATTATAGTGATAAATATGAGATTGCGTTTATGGGCGACAAGATGATACAAAACGCAAAGGGCAAATATTTATCTAGAATCGGCAAAAAAAACGGAAAACATAGATATTATTTTACAGAAGAGCGCGAAGAAAGGATTTGCGACGGTTGTGGAAGCTCCAGATGCAGATCCGAGTATTGTGGGAGAGACGAAACCACTTATTACCTAATTTCAAAATATGCTGGCAAAAATATAGACGCGTGTTTGCTTAGTTTGTTGGTCGAAATTTGATATAGAGATAGATATCCTTTTGTTGATGTTTTGATGGTAAATCTCTTTTTTATGGGATTTTCGCTTTAGCTATATATTATCCAAGGGTTTTATACCCAAACAAACACAAACAATACAACCATTTTGTGTAATGGATCCATCATTCGATAGTGAAACCAAGAGGATCCTTCTTCCCCCACCACCAACCACTCATAAAAAAATCGTGGAAAAACCCAAGAAAAAGCGCGTGGTAACAACGACAAAAAAATGGACCGTGTTTAGCAAAGAAATCTTGGACAAAGAACAGCAAAACCGAATTGTCCAAGAATTGATCGACCGTGACAGCGATGAGTCCGTTTCTGATCGAGTGTCTCGAGAAGAAGAAGAAACGAGACCTTTTGCAAAACATATTCCGACCATTAAACAACAGATAATGTCCAAGATTGCCGGGTATAGTAGCCAAGACAAGGAAAAGGGCTGGCTCGACCGCGACCGTTTCGTTCAGTATCCCAATGTCTTGGACTTGTTCCAGAAATCTTCGATGAAATGTTATTATTGCGATGAATACACACTGATTTTGTACGAAAATGTGCGCGAACCCCGGCAATGGACACTGGAACGCTTGGACAATTCACAGGGACACAATGTAGACAATGTTGTCTTGGCCTGCTTACATTGTAATTTGCGAAGACGATGTATGAATCCGGAACGATACCGCCAAACCCAAGAAATGCGAGTCATTGTAAAAGTATAGTTTTGCAGAAATATATTTGTCAACAAATAGAGATAAACAGATGTTTTGCCAAAAGAATAAAGAAAATGACGACCACTACCACCACTACGATATCACATTTGCACGACAATATTCATCGAAAACTGGACGGATATTTTATGACCAATCGCATCCCCCATTTGCTCTTCCACGGTTCGCACGGCACTGGCAAGCGGACCTTGGTCTATTATTTCATTAATAAGATTTACGGAGGCGACAAACACAAACTGAAGACCAATGTGATGTTTGTCAATTGCGCGCACGGAAAGGGGATCAAATTCATTCGCGATGATCTCAAATATTTTGCCAAGACCAATATCCAAGGTACACAAGGGGTATCGTTTAAAACCATTGTTTTGTTCAATGCCGACAGTTTGACCATCGATGCCCAAAGTGCGTTGCGTCGATGCATAGAGTTGTTTAGCTATAACACGCGGTTTTTCATTGTGGTGGAGAACAAACACAAACTGTTGAACCCCATTTTATCCCGATTTTGCGAGATTTATGTTCCCGAGTATGTCGATATTTCCGGAAAGATTGTCAATTTGCATCAGTACCAGTTGGAACATCAATACGGTTCAGACGAGCCCTACAAGAAAGCCAAACGTCAATGGTTTTCTACCCATTACGATAAGATTAGTGAAAAGACATATAAAGAACTCGTTCAACTAGTGAATGATGCCTATGAAGAGGGGCTTTCCTCCTTGGATATGATGGACTGGATCCAGCATTTGGATAATATTCCCGAGGGAGTCAAGTATGAAACGTCCATTTATTATCATTCCATCAAGGCCGAATACTTTTGCGAAAAAATGTTGATGCTGATCTTGATCGGTTTTGTGAACCATCATTCTCCAAATTGACACGGCGACCAATGATGTTTTGGTTATTCCGTAGGTTCTGCAAAACATTACTTTTCTAGAGTAATGTTTTACTAAGGGGTCATTATCCTTTCTAGTACGGTCAATCCGTTGTTATTCGTTAGTTTTTCTATAAGCTTCCATTCTGGATTTTCTTTTAAGAATTCGTCAATCGCCTTACCCAATCCTATGGTTACTTCTTCGTAGGTGTAATTAAAATCACGCATTTTGCTTTCAATATCGTGTTTATTGCGAACACTTTCGCTATGAATTTCATCTATGGTAGTATCGTGCATAATTATATACTTTTTTATGATTTTACCGAATTTGTTCAACTCTCGTTTCAATAAACCATAAACGTGCCAGGTGTCAATGAATACTAAATCATATTCTCCATCTATTTTTAAATCGACATCCGGACACCACATATAGTCGACGGTTATACAACTGGATGGTGTATTCGTAATTATTTCTGTAACATCACACGGCGCAATATCATTCAAAAACAATCTTTTCTTATTTTTGCTATCATTTGACAATACTCCGTGCAATAATGACCAACAAGAAACACAGCGTCTAACACCACATTCTATAGCGCTATCACACTTAGATGCATATTTAAATAGAATAGGAAGATGCTCATTAATATCAGATTTTGTATGACACAGGGTTTCGTATTTATTTTTAATGTATTCTCTCTCTTCCATTGTCTAATATAATATAATGTAATATGATATTATTTTTAGGTAAAAAACGGATATCGGATAATATCGTCATCTACCAAAAAATAACTTGTTAATATTGCATCTCATTTGATTATTATTGATGTCTTCCAGATATTCATCATAACTATAATCACTCGATTTGCGATTATTTTGGTTGGTTTTATAATAACCAAAAATACTGGGATCGTCAAATAATTCTGGTTTTTCGTAAATGCATATTATTCCAAAAATGCGCTCCATTGCCATTCTGTCTTCTCTATTATGTACAACATCTAATAATCTAGACATATCATATTTTTCAAAAATCTTTTTCAAAAAGTCATATTTTATAATAGACATTACCCCCCAACAACCCTTCCAACTAGATTTATCCCTAAATCTAGAAATGAGTTCATCTTTGTAATTTAAAACACGTAAAATACGTTCTATATTATGAGGATCTTCATATTCACCGCCATTGAAATACCATAAAAATTTCACATCGGATATTTTGGATACGGGTATTTGATTATTTATGAATACAGAATCGTGAATGAATATGGCATTGTCAAACCATTTATGTTTATAATAATAATAATAGGGCAATAACTCTCCACGTTTCTTAAATTCCGAATCAATAATTTTACAATTTGTCAAATCCACGTCAGTATTAGTAATAAAATCGTAATTTGAATTGTCATCAATAATTACGATTTTTTCGTTGGTATATACTTTACGTAATTGATTTATACACATCTTCCAAACTTTATTTGTATCTTTAGAATTAACGTGCCTGGTTATTATGAATCCAATCTCATTTGTTTCGTATCCTTCTAAGTGAACATTCGGATTACACATAGAAAGAGATATAATTATTATCAAAATGATGATAAAAATGCGATTTTTATAATGCTTCATAATAATAAAGCATATTATTTGGCGGACTAAATAAATACGTTTATTCACAGATAGAAAATAAGTAGGCAGTCTCGCTCCCCTACACGGTAGGAAAGAACTCCCAGTCCAAGTCGGCACATACTTTTTTCCAAATCATATCCTGTTCCAATTGTTTTTCGCGATCCTTCATCATCGGAATATACGGCAAGTATTGGGTTTGGTCTAGCAAAACACACAATTGGTGCAAGGTATAGGTATAATTGAAAAAATTGGTCCGATTCGGTGGACAATGCATCGCCCACGGCTTCTGAATTTCAATGAAGAGCACACACAACGTCTCGTGCAACTCCTCATTCATATGGGGAGGTTTTACGCCAAACATCGAATTGATGTACTGAATATGTTCGAAATATTTGTTTAGACCCAATTTCCGCAAAATCTCGCGCATCTTGTCATAATTGATCACGGACATATCTGTAATTCGCTCCTTTTTGATGCGATTCCGGATTGCATCAATCACCTCTTCGGGAATCTGTGTCGTCTCTTTGGCCTGGAACTGCGACAAAATCTCCTTGAAATGATTGAGGCGAATATAAGCTGTATAGGAGACCTCATTGGGCGGTTCCTTGTTGTTCGGCTTGGCATTGTCCACAATATAGGTGAAAAACTGGCCGCATTTCATATTGTTACAAATCAAAATGCCCTCTTCGTCTTGGGGAACGAGTTCACCCCGGTTACACGCTTGACATACATTGCCTGATACAATGTAGTCATTCGCATTGATAAACTCATTATTCACATTACGCCAGTACTCTTGGTACATTTTCTTGGACTGGACGTATTTATCCGGATCGGACCTTTCCGGATTCTTGGAGCGAACCTTGAAGAAAGAATGCAAAACATTGACGTTTTGCTGATCACCGCCGGAGGAAATTTGCTTCTTTTGCTCAAAATAATCAAAAATATACTTGGAATTGTCCAAGAAATAGTTCTTCTTTTGATTGTTCAAATGTTTGATTTCCTTTTTTTTCGCTGCAATGGAATCACGAATATCCAGAAACGTGTCAATTTGGTGGCTGTTTAGATTGGATGTCCGCTTCTTGAGATCCTCAATTTCACTAAGAAGTTTAGGAATGGTCTCGGTATCGTATGTGTGAAACAGATTCAATATTTCAGTGTGCTTTTCATCCATTGATATCAACGTTTTTTGTTTTTTGGCATTCATTCTTTCTTGGCTTTGTCCTCCTTTAGTAAAAAGGAAGGGCGGATTGCCTATATCCTTTTTGTGTCTAAATATTTGTTTTTGTCTTTTGGTTTTGCCTTGGACTGTTCGCGAATAAATGGTATTTTTATAATGTCGATACACATCAAGTACAATGTCCAGTGAACAAATGACCATTGATATACCCGGGCAAATGATGATTAACAAAACGCAATTGAAAAAAATGAATTTTATTATGAATGCTTTAGACAATAAATGGTCGGTGAAAAAACGGGGGGATCGATATGTATTTACCAAAAAACACGAGGGCAAACGTGAAGTCTTTCAAGAAAATTATTTAGAAACCTTTATTCATTCTAATATGCATTTTTTGGAAAAATGAAGTGGGTCGATTTTTCCCGAAATTCGAAAAATCCATCTCTCCCGATATTTAGGGAATACCTCTAAAAAGAATATGCATTGAAAAAGATGAATATGCCTATGTAGAAATGTCTCGATATTACGTATAGAGAGTCGTTTATGATTTTTGAATACATAAAATAAAACATTTTGTGTATTTTTTTCGAATTTTTTTTCTCTAGCCAAAGTATAATTAAGAGAGATGGCTGGAGCACTTATGCAACTGGTCGCCTATGGCGCACAAGACGTTTTCCTCACTGGAAACCCCGAGATCACTTTCTGGAAGGTTTCTTACCGCAGACACACCAACTTTGCTATGGAGTCCATTGAGCAGACCTTCTCCGGTCAAGCCGATTTTGGTCGCCGTGTTACTTGCACAATCAGCCGTAACGGTGATCTCTGCTACCGCACCTACCTCCAGGTGACTCTCCCTGAGATCAACCAGTCGATGAACACCTTCACCCCCGTTGGTCCCGGTGACGGTGTTTACGCCCGTTGGCTCGATTTCATCGGTGAGCAGCTCATTGCCCAGGTTGAGGTTGAGATCGGTGGTCAACGCATTGACCGCCAGTACGGTGATTGGATGCACATCTGGAACCAGCTTACCCTTTCCACTGACCAAAAGCGCGGCTACTTCGCTATGGTCGGCAACACCACCCAGCTCACCTACATCACGGATCCCACCTTCGCCGCCATCTCTGGTCCTTGCGCTGCCGCCAACGGCCCCGCCCAGGTTTGCGCTCCCCGCAATGCCCTCCCTGAGACCACCCTCTACGTTCCCCTCCTCTTCTGGTTCTGCCGCAACCCCGGCCTCGCTCTCCCCCTCATCGCCTTAAAATCTGTAGGGCAGAAAAGTATCCATCCTAAAGCATCCGAGCCCTGCTTTAGCGAAAATATGTTGTGGTCTCGGGACACTATGATGTGTCAAACCCAGATGCTAGTCACAGCTTGTTGCTAAAAACAACGCCGTGGCAACATATCCAAATTGCGGGAAATCCTTAAAGACGTTTTGGTACCAAGCTGTAAACGAAAGTTTACAGTGGCTGAGAATAGAACTCAGGTATGGTAAAAATCCAACGTATGATAACAAAAATAACTTGTTTGAAATAGGTAATCCGCAGCCAAGCCACTAAGTCCGTTATGATAAGGATAAGTGGAAGGTTCAACGACTAAATGGTTATGGGTCAGAGAAGATTAATCCCCTTCAATGATGACTTAAGATATAGTCTAGCCCCTGGCATAAGTTCTCAATGTAATTGTTGATCGAGTTGAGAATGCCAATAAATATCCCGAAAGGGAGGGTACAAGTGGTTTCGTACAGTACCACGAAGTTAAGATCAACATCGATTTCCGCCCCATCGGTGAGTGCCTCTGGGCTGTCCGCAACCTTGGCACCGGAACTGGCCTCAACGTGTCCGTCCCCGCCGCCTTCCAGCAGTCCCTTGTTGCTGCCTCCCTCTACATCGACTACATCTTCCTCGACACGGACGAGCGCCGCAAGATGGCCCAGAACCCCCACGAGTACCTCATTGAGCAGCTCCAGTTCACCGGTGACGAGTCCATTGGTTCCTCCTCCAACAAGATCAAGCTCAACTTCAACCACCCTTGCAAGGAGCTTGTCTGGGTTGTCCAGCCCGATGCCAACGTCGACTACTGCTCGTCCCTCATCAGCAACACCACCCTTTTCCGCACTCTCGGTGCCCAGCCTTTCAACTACACCGATGCCATTGACGCCCTTCCCAATGCCATCCACGCCTTCGGCGGCCCTGCTGAGATCTCTGGTGCCTCTGCCTTCATCTCTGGCGGTCTCTTCCAGGACCCCGGTGCTGGTGATGTGACCGGTGTCAACTTCCCCGCCAACACATACCAGCCCTTTGCTCCCCAGGGCACCCCTGTCACCGGCTCCTTCGTGTCCGATGCTGGTACATTCGTCCTCGCCGAGACTGCCCTCGATATGCACTGCTGGGGCTTCAACCCCGTCGTCACCGCTAAGCTCCAGCTTAACGGCCAGGATCGCTTCTCTGAGCGTGAGGGTTCCTACTTCGACGTTGTCCAGCCCTACCAGCACCACACCCGCAACCCCGACACTGGTATCAACGTGTACTCCTTCGCTCTCCGCCCCGAGGAGCACCAGCCCTCTGGCTCGTGCAACTTCTCTCGTATTGACAACGCTACCCTCCAGCTTGTTGTCTCCTCCGCCACTGTTGGTGGTACCGCCACCGCCAAGGTCCGTGTGTATGCGGTAAACTACAACGTGCTCAGAGTTATGTCGGGAATGGCTGGCGTGGCGTACTCAAATTAAATGTACTATGTGTCATTTATTTATACTATTATTATAAAAAATAGATAAAGTTGGTTAAACAATATAAAGAAATTATATTGTATAGTCATATACAACAAAAATGTCTGTACAAAATACTCAGAATTTTTCCATCAATCATAATGTATCGATTACCGATATAGAAAAAGAAATACAAAAACAATACACTATTTTGAAATATGTGGAAGGTCATACCACTCGAAAACGTAACAACCAAAATCCATTGTGGGGAGTCGAAAAAGATGGAGTCAAACAAATATTGATGTTTTGTAATCCAAATACACTCTGTATTTTATGTGCAGAATCTTATGAAAAAATATTGGACTTTGAAAAAAATGATGGACGAAAAATGACGTGGTATTGTATTGAAAGTGGATATATATGTTGTAACAGTAGAAGATTTGGTGGAATATTTATTCATCAAGTAATAATGAACTGTTATAGAAATGGGAGAGGAACTAAAAATATAAGTGTGGACCACGTTGATCGAAATCCTTTGAATAATCGTCTAGACAATTTGCGTCTTGCTACACGCAAAGAACAAGAACAAAATTCAAAGGGAATTATGCCAGGAACAAAGAGAGAGAGACAATCAAATGCGCGTGATTTGCCAAATGGTATAACACAATCGATGTTGAAAAAATATGTAGTGTATTATGTTGAAACATATGGTCCAAACAAAGATAAAACGCGCGAATATTTTCGTGTTGAACACCCAAAGTTAATAAAAAACTGGGAAACTACAAAATCAGAAAATGTCTCTATTCAAGAAAAATTAATACAAGCCGATGATTTAGAAAATGATATTTTCCCAATATATGAAACGCGGCAAACGACTGTACCGAAACACGTATCAATCATTATGTTTCGAAATAAACCTCACTTGGTATATGATAAACGAGAAAATAAAACCCGCATAAATATGAAGATGGTGTTACCAGAAAACTACGATCTGAATGAACAGTTACACATATTCAATCGCAAATTAATAATGAAATACGATGAAAGTTATGCATTCGATCTATCCGATCCAAGTGATGAACCTGAAGACAACAACTCTGATTACAAAGTTTCAACGATACAAAAAGAACAAGATCTACATTTACCAAACAACGTTTATATTCATTTATATAATAATAAAAAAACCCTTGTCTATCAAAAAAGTGAAGACAAAGCTCGATTGTGCATTCGTCAAACTCTTCCTGACAATTACAATATTGACGCAGAAATATTGAAGTTGAATAAAAGCATCATATCAAAATATGGAGTATCTTATGCTATAATGAATGAAAAAATAAACAAAGTACACGAAGAACAAAAACCCAAATCGCTTCCTCAAAATATATACATTCAAATAATGAATGAAAAACCATATATGGTATTCAATAAAAAAGAAAATAACAAAAGAATGTCATTATCTATATTGCTTCCTCATAATTACCAAATTAATAAAGAGTTATTACGTATACACGCCAAAATAGTAGAAAAATATGGAGAACAATATGGATTCGATCTGAGTCAATATCATTATACGGAAAAAATAGTTGCCATACCTGAAAATATATATGTCAACACCCGTTGTGAAAAACCGTATATATTTATGAAATGTGATGACGAAACGACTACATCCGTACAGTTACCAAATACATACGATTTAGAAACACAAATTTCAAATTATCATTCAAACAAACCGATAAAAAATATCAATATGATGAGTCAACAATACAAAGATGAATACAAACATATTTTACCTGAAAATGTATCTATGATACTGAAAGATGGAAAACATATATTAATGTATGCACTTCGTAAATCGAGTGTAAAACATTATATAAGCTTGACACTTCCTCAAACCTTTTATAATTTGAATTTACAATTGGTATGTTTGAATAAACGTATTGTCGATAAATATGGAAAAGAATATGCAGTATTGATTCATCACGATTCATAAGGTTGATTTGTGGATAAATGTATTTATCCACGAATAGAGAATAAGGTAATCGAAACTATCAAAACTCCATCTACGAAAAACCAATCTAGGGTAAATCCCACCAATATTTTCGAATGATACTCTCTTGCTCCAATGGAATCATCGCTGCGTCGTCTTCTATTTTTACTTTGTATCCCGGTTTTTTAATCGACTTCTTGGTCTTTTCTGGTTTGGTACTATTTATACTTATCGTATGATTGTATTGAAATACCTCTACCGTATTCGTTGCAGAAGTATCGTTTACGGGTATGGTGGTCAACGATGAGTTTTTCTCGTCGCAACTGTCATCATACAAGTTCAAAATTTGAACCACGGCTTCACTTCTCTCCACATCGGTTCTACCCAATTCAACAAGCTGGATCAGTTCGTGCACACTCTCATTGTTCTTCCTATGTTGCCGGATACGTTTCATAATATCCGACAAACCATTCTCTTTCACATTCAAATCATATTTATTACGCATATCGGTTTGACTAATATCACCCGTGACAACCATTTTACTATCTTTGCCAATGCGTGTAGTGGCCATTTTCATCTGTGTTGGACTACTGTTTTGCATTTCATCCGCAATAATAAACGAACGCTTAAATGTACGACCTCTCATATAGGCCAGAGGACATATTTCAATCGTCTTGGCATTTATCATTGCATCAATTTCTCTTTGCGAATAATGCTCCAAAAGTATATCGAAAATGGGCCGCGTCCACGGATCCATTTTGCGTTTGATGTCTCCCGGCAAAAATCCAAGTTCCTCTTCTTCAACGGGGACCACCGGGCGCGTAATGATAATCTTGTGAATCCAGTCATTCTTCAAATATTTGATAGCGGTTGTGCAGGCAAACAATGTTTTGCCCGTCCCCGCAGGTCCATTGACTACGAGCAAATGAACGTCTTTGTTCTCCAGCCATTCTACGTACTTTTTTTGATTTTCGGTTTTGGGATAATAAAGGGAGCCGTCGTTTTTGGCAGAAGATTTCTTCATATGTAAAAAACGCGCGTACAAACGAGCCGGTTTAGAAAACATACCCGATTTTGTACGCGAGCAACGATGCACCCCAATAAATGAAAAATACATTGCCGCCCAAACAATTCTCATTTCGACTTTGTATTTCCCACCCCTTTATGTTTATACCTTTTTTCCCTTTATGCATTTTTTACGGTGTACCAGTGCGGCTTTCCACGCTTCTTCCACGAGGCAATCTTTTGCTTTTCTTGGGTTTGATAATACTTGCGATAGGACTCGATGGCATCCTCGGATTTGCAATCGACCGGCATAGCCAGAGCAAACGGTGTCAACCCTCTCGAGGGAAATTTGTCCGCGGTGGGTGCATATTGTTTCAAGTATTTTGCAACAATATACGACTTGTGCATTTTCTCAGATGGATGGTCATAGCGAAACTTCCATTCATTGTGCATCGCCTCCACCAATTCCAACGTCCACATATAATTTTCGAGGGAAGTTCGCATCCAGATAGTGACGGGGTGATTCTTGTGTGCCATCTTGTACAACTTGATGTGTTGCTGAATCTCATTTTCCGGATCCACAATGTGCATCGTGGTACACAACATTTGTACGGCCTCCAACAAAATCTTGCTGACGTGTTTGTCAAAGAGGTATTCCGCGCACTCGGCGAAATTGAGCGAAAGTATGAACAGATTCATTTTTGATTTGTTGTATGTTTCGATATATCCATCCTTTTTGGCCGTTCAATTTTTCCAAAAAAAATGTAAATGGGAATTACATTTTTTTGTTTTTCTATTATCTAGTTGTCTAGAATCCCGGATTGTAATCGTCATTGCAGACACTGTCCTTGCCCAGATCACGCAAATGCTCAATGTTGTTATGGATCGCAATCGCTGCCGTTCCACATTGGGATACCCGATCCTCGCCCAAGCCAAACGATTTCTCAATCTCCGTTGCCGAATCACTGGTGTCCACATCAAAGGCGTCCAACTGATTCATCTCATTGATATCCATCACTAGATGGAAGAGTCCCGTTCCGTAATTACCATATTGTCCACACATCACATTCGCCGAAACGCCGCGCATATGATCAAAGTCGCCGTGTCTAGCCGCATTGAGCAAGGTCTCTGTGTGGACTTCAAACGTCGCCTTGGCGATCGGTCCCACATTGTCATTCAGGAGCCCCGAACGGAATATCGGGACCATATTATGATTACACGTCATACGATCACACAAGAGTCCCAAATGATGGTAATTGATATAGACACCGCTAAACTCCATCACATCGGTCATTTCATTGAAGATGGTCTGGCGTGCGGCTTCGATCCCCAACACATTGAAGATTTCGCGAATGTCATTGCTGTAGGTTCGCGTAGGATCAATGTAATCAAGTGCCAGCGCCTCGAGCAAATTGGTTCCCGTCGTATCCAGAACCCACGTATCCTTCTTGACATACTTGCCGTCTTCCTTCTGAATATTCATTTGGCTCTCTTTGGCAATGTCGTATTGTCCCTTCTTCACCTCGGGCAATTGTTCGACCTTGACCACCGAATTCTGAATCTTGCGTGCAATGACATTGTCGATTTTGGAAACACCACGCAAAACAATATTGTTCAGGAGAGAATCCTGGAAATTCTTCAGCAGGTAAATCTCGTCGGACTGATCGAGTGTATTCGCCACACCGCGCTTCTTGTTCTTGGCAAATACCCCACTGTTCATTCGAATGCGGAACACGAGTTTGTCGCTGTTGTAGTCCGAATAAGCGCAGTTGATTTCCGAGCCATAGTGGCTATTGGTAATGGCAAAATGAATATCATCCATCGTAATATTCTTGTCAAGCAAGGTCTCCGCATCCATCTCCATTCGGACCACCCATTTCGACTGATTGGTTTTCTCCTCCGTCGATCCGTTCCCTTCTCCGCCCATACACTCTTCCATAAACTTTTCAAACTCGTAGTATTGCTCCATCAGCACGCGGTCTTCCTCCATATTGGTGGAGTAGACATTGGGATCGAAACAGATTTGGATGGACTTGACCACATCGACCAGTTTTGTATGCTCCATCATCGTCGCATACTTTGTCGCCTTTTCCTGATCCGTCTCATCCATCGGTTTCAGATGAACCGTGAGCGAGGGATTCTTGGGATTCGGAGTCAAACGCAAGATTTCTTCAATACGTGGCACACCACGAGTGACGTTTGACTTGCTAGACACACCGGATAAATGGAAAGTGTTCAACGTCAATTGCGTGGTAGGTTCACCAATCGACTGGCCAGCAATGACCCCGACCATCTCACCCGGATGCACCAAAGCCTCCTTTTGTTTCAGCGCGATGGTTTCCAGGAGTACTTGCAGTGCCTTTTTGTGAAATCGTTTGTTGACCAACAGTTCGCGCGGACTCAAGTAAAAGTAGTAGAGGATTTCGAACAATTCGGTCATTGAAGCAAAACCGATCTGCTTCATTTTGTTGTAGTTTTCCTCGATCATCTCAAAGGCCTCGAGGGGGGTAATGTCCACCGTACTATTGGCATTCAATCCGAGTTGGCCTTGGACATTGCTGATAATATTTTTGAAGGATACGGGGAGCGCGACATTGTTGTCGTTTTTGTTTTTGAAAACGTGTTTGACCAAATGATCACGTGCTGTAATCATTTTTTTAATGTACGCCTCGCATTTTTGACGCGCGTCTTTTGCCTGTTTCTTGGTTCGTGTAATGGTACTCTTGGTATAAATCGAGAGCATTTCACTGTGCTGTTCATTGACACCAATAATGTCGTAATGCATATAAATGTCTTCGATGCCCATTCCGACCAACGGAATGATCTGGTTTTCCACGTGGGTGGGATCGAAATTGTCATCGCCATAGGCAAACTGAATGATCTTGTTTTTGCTATTTCTCACTGTCATATCGTAACATACTTGCAGGTCCTCAAGACCCTTGATGAGACGGCGCTGAATATATCCGGTCTGGCTCGTGTCGCGTACTTGAAGACCATTTGCCAGACCGAAATTGAGCGTTTTGGGAATCGTCAAATCGTACATCTTGGGATATTTCTCTGGAGAGAGTGGCGTAATTTCAACAATTGGATCTAGCACTACATTGTTGTGAGTTGCAAAATCCTTGTGTTTTTCATTCCACTTCTTGGACAATAATTTTGCTTGTTTTGCATCTTCAATCAGTGTGATTGTATCTGCAAATATTTTTGCCCATTGTGAACGGATCGTCAATCGATGGGATGGTTTGATGTTCTTGGTTCCCAGATTATTTTTCTTCAATTGTGTAGTAAATGTTTTGCAAAACACACCAATTCTCGAACATAACATTGAAATACCTTCAATCAATCGATTCGATGCAGAAGATGCTTCAATTGAATTCTTTGAGACGGTTCCATCACCTGAAAAGTATCCACTCAATATTCCCTTCACGAAATCAAGGTTTGCGGTAAACGCTTCGGTTGGAACGTGTTTCTCACTTGCACCCTTTCCTACCAACTTTGTCATAAAACGTGCCAACAAACCGTTGTTTCCTGAAATTGTGGTACTCTTTCCGTGGGTATTTTGTTTTTCGTTTATGTCATAATGAATGTTGTGCGATTCAAACCATTGCTTGACAAATGATTGTACATATACATTGTTTTTGGTAAAGTAAATGTGGTCATTTGTTGCGTTTCCATCTGCGATAAACAATCCAATGAATTGTCCATTTTTGTAATTGAGTTCAAAGTGTTCAGGAATGCGAGCATCGGTTCGTTTTGCGCGATAAGGATAGACAAACCCATCTTTGACGTTTTCAATATTTGAACGTACAATTGCACGTTGTAAAGATGCTTTCTTGGTATATGGAAGTGTAAAGTCAACACCATTATGACTGTCCCACCAATTAGAAGGTATCTTACTTCTATTCGCCATTGCATCATTCATCATATCTACTGCTCGATTGAAATCACTGCCATACACATATTCCGTCTTTGGAAGGTAACTAGTCAAATCAATGTGATTCATCACAACTGGAGGCTCACACAAATCCATTGTAACTGGGAGACAATCACCCACCTTGATCTCGGGCGTGAGCACTTCATTAAACACATTTTTCTCCGGATTCCAAATAAGGAGAGACTTGCTCTCGGTAACAATAACTGAACGTCCACCCAACGACTTGATTTCGTACAACACATTTCCAGGATCGTGTCGTGTCACTGCAGTAATCTCCTCCCACGTAACAACTCCATTCTCATCCATCGTAGGAACAAATACATCTCCGTCTGTCAAATCCACCAACTCCATATTTTTCTCATTATATTTTTTTACTTTTTCTGAATGATCAATGATTCGGTCAATCCATAGACCAATTTCTGTGTAAACTGGTTTTCCACTTTGCATCAATACGATGGGTGTTTCCCACGACACCGATTTAACAGCCGTATCTATCAAGCCAATACGACCACCCATCGCGTGGAAGAAGAGTTCGGGAGCGGTCAATCCCGAAATGTACGAGTTTTCGATGAATCCGCGAGCCGCTGGACTGTCATCGAACTTGTGATAGTGTGGCAGTGTGCGATTGTCGAATCCATATGGAATACGCTTGCCATCAACATTGGTTTGGCCCAAACACGAAATCATCTGCGAAATATTGATGGGCGTACCTTTCGATCCCGAATTGACAATGATGAGGAACCGATTGTTGGGGTCCAGACTATCGCGACCGATTTTGCCAGCTTCTTCCGTGGCTTTGTTCAAGATATTGTTGACCGTGGTCTCGAATTCCACATTGTTCGATTTCGCCGTATTGTTCTCGAAAATGCCCAAATGGACCTTGTCGATCAACTCCTGGACTTCGGTCTTTTGCTTGGTAATGACCTGAATGATTTTTTCTTCTGTAACCTTGTTGGCTATCAAATCGCTAATTCCCACGCTATAAGCGCTCGTTTTCATATATTCCGTGACCACGTTTTGCAAATCGTCATTGAAATTGGCGCACGCATTGTGGCCAAAATCGTTGAATATCCGGTGCATCAGACCATTGGTAGTAGATCCAATGGCCGACTTGTCCAATTGTCCACGGAAGAACTTGCCGTTGCGAAGTTCAAAGACATTGGGTGAGGTTTTGTAATCATCTTTCTCATCCTTGTAAGACTTGGTCTTGTAGACCATCGTCAAAGGAGGCATAATTTGGGACAACACGTCGAAACACGACAGTTTATTACCCTTTTCGCGAATAGCCTTGGTGTCTACACGAGGGTAGGACATCAGCAAATTCATTGCCTCGCGAGGTGTAAAAGTAATATTGGGACGTGTCATTCGATAAGATCCGAGAAGCGAATCTTGGTAAATCCCAATAATGGGTGAATTACTAGCAGGGCTAATAATTTGGTAAGGTATGGCCGCCAAGTGTCTCAACTCGGTCTCGGCCAATACATTTTGCGGCATATGCATATTCATTTCATCCCCGTCGAACGGTTTGCTGCATAAATGGTAAGGTATTTAATATTTTAATGTAAAACTACCATTTATGCAGCGACCCCAAGGTTTCCCAAGGGGACGGACTGTATCTTAAGCAAGTTCAGGATCGGCTAAATCCATCATAACTCACCAACACCCGTTCAGTCTCTGAATGCCCGTCATATCCTACCATAGCGGATTTAGACAGTAACACTGCGGATTGCCCAATCCTTCACATTATTACCATTGGGTTCGGCTATTAACCGAGTTCCTCACAAAAGTTTCCTAAAGTGAGTGGTAGTGAAGGCTCTAAGGGGGTTCCCGCATCAAGGTGTTTCGCAAATAAATCAATAAATGTTTGAGGAAAATCTATTTTTTTTTCTTTGTGATACTCAAGTAAATGTGCTGAATGTTGTTGAATCTGTGGGATAATAATTTTTGAATTTTTCGAGAGATTTTCTTTTGCGGATAAAGGCATCGTGTTTCTCCAATTAAAGGCAATCATTTGTTGTTCGTAATCATCCAAATTAAATTTTGATAAAGGAATAACGTGATCAATATGCCACACTTTTCCGTGATTATCAAGATTGTAATCCACATTATATGATAAAATCCATTGTAAATAATCCGATGTTGTGCAACCTAGATATTTAATCGTATGAAACTGTTTATGTTTCATTAACGCTAAATATATACGGCTTCGCACATTTCGTTTGAATTTATCCAATGGTTCATCTCGTTCACAAGTTCGACACTTTAAACGATTATAACGGAACTTTTCTTTGGGTTTGATTTCTGAACAAACGCTGCACTTTTTGTTTCCCTCACCAATTTCATCAAGTTTTATCTGTCGTCGAATAGCAGCTTTTTTTTGCTTATCTGCAACGCGTTGTTTAATTAATTTCTTTCGTAGATCTTCATCGTTATGATATCGACCTCTACGATTTTCATTATTACAATCTTTGCACATATTACGACGTTGAATAAAACAAGATTTCATTTTGGTTTGGTTACATTGGCGACAAACAGATTCTTGATTTTCATCCACAACAATCTCTTTCAGTCGTTCTTTCTTGCGCAAATTACAACAATCTTTACAGATGTTGCGATTTTTCACAATACGATCGAGCGATTTTAATTCTCCACATTTTGAACAACATTTTTGAGCGACATTTTCGGGTCTAGTAATTCCTTCCATTTTGGTAAGAATCAATATCACATTTTCTTTAATCTCTATTCGCGGATAAATATTTATCCACGAAAAGGATATAGGCTACCCACGGTTTTGTAGCCTTCCGAAGGAGGCTACAAAACCGCGGATAGACCTTAAGTTCTTTTCTCAAATATTTTATCAATTATTCACTAGGGAGTTGCACGCTTTTCACGCTCCCTGTTGCCAACCTCGACAGATTTTAACATACGTTTGGTCGATCGGCATTGTATGGTTTTGTTACACCAACATTTATGCGAAAGGTATCGCCCTTCTTCATCACCTTGACGATGTGACACATCATCGACATTCGGTGAAGAGAAGGTTGTCGGTTGAACAGCACGGCATCTCCGTCCATCATATGACGATGGACGATGTCGCCATTTTCCAGGCGAATCGATGCACGATCGACATAGCGCAAGGAAATGTTTTCGCCGTTTTTCCGTTCCAATACTTTCGCTCCGGGGTATACCATCGGACCATTATCAATTAATTTCATCAGGAAATCGCGATTCCGGTCATTGACCGTGATCGGTTTCGTAATGTTCATCGCAATTTTGAGAGGAACGCCCAATTGTCGAATGGACAAATTGGGGTCACCGGTAATGACAGAACGCGCACTAAAATCCACGCGTTTGCCCATCAAGTTTCCGCGAATACGGCCATTCTTCGAATTGAGTCGATCCATAATACACTGGAACGGTCGACCCGAACGCTGGGCCATCGGCGAGACGCCCTTGATCTTGTTATTTACCACCATCGCAACGGAATGCTGCAAGATACTGAACCATCCATCCACCACATTGCTGTGTGTATCTGGGTTGTTCATCTTTTCGCGCAACATATTGTTGATTTTGATGATGTTGCTGTAAATATGGGTAAGATCATCTTCACTACGCTGTTGAGCATCGTGTTTTACAGAAGGTCGCACAGCAGGCGGGGGTACTGGCAAAACCTCCAATACCATCCAATTGGGTCGCGACCAAATGGGGCTAAACCCCATAAACGACACGTCGTCATCGGAAATACGCTTGAAGATCTTGAGTACAATTTCCGGAGTCAATTTCATACTGATGACCCCGTCCTTTCCCGCAGCCGTTCCTGCATCCGTATCCAGGTTTTTCCAAATCGCGTAAATCGTCGCCATACCCTCCAGCTCAATCTTGTCGGGCTGTCGACATCCACATCCATCGTTGGTCTTTTCACCACATCGCTTGATTTTAGCTGCCAGACCGGATACATAATCCCAGCGATCTTCGCCGGGAAGACTCAATATATGTTTGTGTTGACCCTTGTTGATCAACAGTTTACTGCACTTGAAACACACACATCTGCAAATTTTCATAATATCCTTCAAATGTTGAATGGCAAATACGGGCCGTGCCAGTTCAATATGTCCAAAATATCCGGGAGTATCAATACAGGTCATTCCATCCGTCGGACAAATCATTCCGTGATCCAAAACACCCATTCTCGGATCAAACAGACCACCAATCACCGGTTTACTATTTATATAAGTATCGCGCGACGTAACTTCCACAACGGATGTTTTGCGAATTTCTTCCGGAGATAACATACTAAATTGTATACCAATGATCCGCGATGGTGCAACATAATCAACCATCTTGGATTTGTTTGAATGAGTCGACATTTTACTATAATATAATAAAGTAGATTTTATATCATTTGTATTCTCTATAAGTATACAAATCAACTTTTTAAGGGAAACCAAGGTTCTGGCCGCCCAAAGGGCGGCCGACGGTGGAGACGCCTACGGCTCCACCTGAAGGTGGTGCCCCTTATGATCCCATCCTTTGACTTTTATATAAGGGAAGTCCGCAAAGCGGGCTTCCGTACATCAAAGTTAGAGAACGAAACGATAAAAAAATACATTACTAGCCATTCAAAGGTTGGCAAAAGTGGAACCCCTTATGATCCCATCCTTCGGGTGATGGCGCCTACATATTTATTTCTTTTTTCTCGTTAGATTATGTTTGTGTATTTTTTGAGTTGAACGCTTCCGCATTATTCTTTTTTGCGACATCTTTTTGTTACGCCGACTCTTACCACCAGATGGTAGGCGTTTGGGTATTCGATACGGAGTTTCATCATTTGGATCAAATTCTGAGGATTCTACGTAGTGCCTTGATGGAGATATACCGTCTTCAATTATTTCTGGTACACTTCTACTTATTGGTTCTTCTGCACCTATTGGTTCTCCTCGTACAACCGGTAGTCTTCTCGCTTTAACTGTAGGAGTATCTCCTATTTCGTTACTGACAGGGACACCAAACGGAAACATTGGTCGTCTAGTTTTTCCGCGGCAGTAACTTTCTACATTTATTCCTCGAAATTCGGGAACTCTCGCGAGGGATTGAATCACTCGTTCTTTCAATTCTGGCTCTGAATTGCAGAGTTTTGGCAAAACGTCGTTTTTGAAGTGGAGATCATCCGGATGACGGTATACATAATATTTCATTAGTTCTCTAAAAATATCGCTATCAATGTAGTCAGGGATCAAATATGTGATTGCTGAATTGTTTCTATAGTTTGTGTGTGCTGGCAAACATTCTTCCCCGTATTTTTTGAATAATAATAATGCACAATTAATGTAACCTTCTTCACAAGCATATATCAGTGCAGTACCTTTATCCACTTCCGAAATATTTCCTGGATTCGAATATCCGGTTTTAACAATTTTTATGCCCAAGTCTTCTATATCTATAGTGCGGTCTTCCGGTTTACTACTAAACGCCATCATTAATGGAGTATATCCGTCCCCATCGTTTCGAACACTCAGGGATTCTTTTGTTAAAGGTTGATTTAATATTTCCATCGCAATGTTTTTCAATTGTATACACCACTTTTTATCCAAACAAATATTATGAAGAGAATAACACGCGGAAGTAAATGCCGTATCTTTACTATTTGTAATACAACTGGCGTTGGCCTCTCCTGTCTCTAATATAGCCATCGCAGCATTTGGCATACACGAATCACGGTAACCATTATAGCAAGAAAGAATGAGTGCTGTGAAATTTTCATTATCAGCTTTCCCTGGATTCGAATATCCTGTATCAATTAATTTCAAAGCAACTTCTTCTGTATAATAAGTACAAGCCCAAATTAGGGGTGTAGATCCGTTTTTTTGATCATTTTTTTTCCCTAACATAGTTGGATCACGTTTCAATAATTTATCAATCGCCTTCATTGTAGTATCAATCGCCTCCGTTGCAGTATTCAAATCTTCCTCTGATTCATCTGAATCATATCCAAAGATGGAATCATATTCAAAGATGGAATCATATATTTGTCTAGTAATTTGATTCCACAGTGTTACTAGTTTTCTTATTTTTTTTTTTTTTTTTTTGGACGTTACATTTTATCCTTAATTTTTCTTTTTTTTTTTTAATTTACTTTTTGTAAACATAAAAAAATCGGGAATTTAGGTAT